CAATTACCCCACCGCTAGTTTCTTTTACAAAGTCGTCGCCAATAGGTAAAGCGTCGTTTGGAATGTATAATATTTGACCTTCGGATAAATTAGTTTCGTAAACACCGGCGCTATTATATTTTCTGTAAACAATTGAACCGTTTAAAGTAATATCGCCGTTATTAATAATAAACCAATCTCCATTTGATTGGAATATCCTACAATTAAATCCAGATAAAATTGATTTTAAAACTTTTGCAGCGTCAAATTTGTAAGTGTTTTCGTCTGTATATGTACTACTGTTTATTTTAACATCTTCAAAAACATTTGTAACCGCCAGAGCATTTTCCTCTTTTAAATCGGTTTTAACAAAAATGTTTGCATCAAATCCTGTTTCAAATAATGTTTTGTGTACGCACTCCCAAAGTGTAACGTCGTAATTAGGCGCAATAGGGAAGTCAATACCTTTAAGTAATCCTAAACCATCAACTGCTTTAAAAGATACGTTAAAAGGCGCCGCAGTAATTTTTTGCTGGTAGGTGTCCTGGATTAAAAAGCCTTGCCAAAATAATAAATAATTATCTTCTGGGTCTTCGTTATTCCATAGTTCGTTATAATCCTGGTATTGGTCGTTTATATCTTCCCAATATGGTTGCCTAGTTTCGGCGTAGTATATTTTTACTAAAAATTCCCGTTCGTCAAAATCGTAAAATTCGTCATACGTAACGGTGTCTGTTTGAATTAAATTTATCTCGCAATTAGAAGCTATAATTGGGTCGTAAAAATCATTATCCTGTTCCCACTTAATTACCGCTGGGGAACCAGAACCAATTAAAGGGTTTATACTTCCGGTATAATCCTTTTTAAGTATATCCAAACGCCTTTTATTCCCTTCCGTGTCGGAAAAATCCAAACGGTATTTCGTTCCGTATGCCATATTTTTATTTTATTCTGGACCTTGTTTTATCCGCTCTTTGCAAAGCTACAACTAAGTCTTGACCTCTTACAACAAACTCGCCGCTAACGTTCATATTACCGCCACCGCCTTGTTCGCCTATAATATTTTTAAGTTTGTTTAATGGCGCAATAACTTCTGGGTTAGACTTAGCGCCTGGATATTCTCCCATAAGCCCCATTGTTGGCCCGCTTACAATACCACCATTAGCAAAAGCTGGTATGGCAGCAAACGCTCCCATAATACCACCAACTGCCGTAGCAATAAAAGCTGGCGTTGTAAATACTGCCGCTGGACCAGTTGCAGTACCCGCAGCAGTAGCCCCTGCAATAGCTTGCGAAATAGACGACGCTAACATCATAGCTATTAAGTCCGTTACCGTTTTAAGCATACTCTTTAAAAACCCTTGCATTCCAGTATCTGCCAATCCTAATGAATCAATCATTGAACCGGTCATACTACTAAACGCACCTGCAACGGAATTTCCAACCGCTTGGCCAATCTCTTGCATTCTTTGCAAATTAGCCTCGTATTTTTCCTGGGCAGTTGCCATACCTTCCAGGTCTATATTCATTTGTTCAACAACTCCTGTTAAAGGGCTTTCAGCACTTCCGCTTATTAATTGGTCGCCTTGTACGCCTTTAGAAGCAAATGTACTAGCTAAATTAACTGGCGCTGCTGCCGCAGCTTGCGTTCCACCGCCAACACCACCACCGCCGCTAAATAATCCGGTAAACATACCTTTAACACCGCTCGCAGCATTTGATAAGCTAGTATTTAATTGCTCAACTGTTTTCTTTTCAAGTCTGTTTTTAACCGCATCTGCTATTGCATCTGAATAAGCTTTACCAATATCTGCTCCAGCTTGCAAAGCAATTGCTTCGCCTTTTTTTGCACCTGTTTCTAATATATCTCCAAAAGCACCATCAGTTCCTTTTTCAGAAAATTCCTTTATAAGGTTCCACATAGTGGCGAAGGTATTTACAAACCTATCCACAATCGCTTTAACGCCTATAAATACAGATTTAAAAGTGGCGCCTAAAACACCAATAACAACTCTTAAAGACTCGCTGCTATTATATAAGTCTACAAATTGATTGTAAAGACCTACAACAACCGGCGCAACTTCTGCCCAGTTTTTATATATAACGTATGCAACCGCAGCCAATGCCGCAGCTACTAATCCAATAGGCGATAATAATGCGCCTATAATTGTAGTAAGCGTTCCTACTAACGTTATAATTGTTGGTAAAGCCACAACCATAGCACCAAAACCTAAAGCTAGTTTTTGGGTCATTGGCTCTAAGTTGTTAAACGCATTAAATATTTTGCTTATAGCTGCCGTAATATCCTGGAATAAAGGCAGCATAGTTTTAAGCATAATTGCACCCATTTGTGCAAAGCTTTCTTTTGCCTTGTTTATTGCAGCAGTTAATTGAAAACTTGCACTTTTAGAAGTGGCTTGAAACGCTTTGGCGGTTGTGCCTTGCGTCTTGTTCATATTGTCAAAAATCTGCCTAGTAGTATCTACGTTGGCACCGAGTAAATCCATTACCCCAGATAACGCCCTAACGTTTCCAAATACTCTTTGAGCAGCGGTGTCGTTACCTTCAAAATTAGATTTTAATACTTCTAAAGTAGCTAAAAGTCCATCTTCTTTTAAAGACTTTCTTAAACCAGCACTTGAAAGGCCCATTTCAGACAATGCAGCTTCTGCGTCTGTAGTTGGTTTTAATAAACTAGAAAATATACCCCTAACTTGTGTCGCGGCTTCTGCGGCGTTTGTACCGGTTCTGGATAGCGCAGCAAATGCAGCACCTACTTCGTTAAAATTAACACCCATAGCGCTTGCAATAGGCAAAACACGGCCCATTGAACCTGCCAATTCCGCAGCTTCCAGTTTACCTTCTCTAACTGCGGCAACCATTACGTCGGTCGCATCTGTAGCGCTTAGTACGTTAGAACCGTAAGCGTTCATTGCAGACGTTGCTAAATCGGCAACTGTTTTAGTTTCTCCTAATCCTACGGCTGCGGCTTGAAGTGAAGCGTTTAAAACGTCCATAGCTTCTGAACCACGCAAACCTGCCGAAGTTATAAAAAACAAAGCGTCTGCGGCTTCTGTACTGCTTTTACCAGTACTTACGGCCATTTCCCTTGCAGCAGCGCCCATCTTATCAACTTCTGCACTAGCAACTCCTACTAAAGACTTTATTTGAGTCATTGACTTGTCAAAGTCGGCGCCCATTTTAACCGCAGCACCTCCAGCTAAAGCAAGTGGCAATGCAAACCTTTGTAGGCTTGAACCTATGCTTTTTACATTACTACCAAAACTTTTTAATCTGGAACTTGCGGTATTTAACGAGGCGCTTAACCTAGAGGCGTCCCCTGTTAATAATACCTTTAATTCATTAGCTGCCATAAAATATATATTTCCTTACAAAAATAACCAAAAAAAGACACTTATTTAAGTGCCTTGTTTGCGCGCTCTTTAAACGCTTCGTATTGCTCCGTAGTAGACAAAGGTCCACTAGGTTTATTATATGAATCCTGGGGTAGTTTAAATAGCTTGTCCGGCGTAATTAGGTCCCGCTTTTTACTAACATTTGTATTATATACCATTGACGATAAAAACCTAATTTGTTCCCAATTTAGATTTACGTTTATTTGCCAGCTTTCGCCTAGCAAGGCATTTTCCTTCCAGGTATGCTTCCAAAACTTATCCGGTTCAATACCGGCTTGCCCTATATAATAGTCGGTTAAATCCTCCCACGTTAAGGAAGCTGCTACTTTTTTGTCGTCGCCTTTGTAGGTTTTGCATTCCTACTTATACCGCCGTTTAAATCATTACCTAACAATCTGCTTTCGGTTAGCGTGTTAAGCATTTCGTTAAACTGGTCAGTATTAACATCGTCTAACCAGGCGCCAACTTTAAATAAATTGTAATCTATTTCGTTTCCTTCCTCTTGGTCAAAAGCTAATAAACCAGCATATACTAAAGCCCTAATCATATTAAGGTTTAATGTATCTGAAAATACTTTGTCAATTTCGCTAATTGAAATATTAAGTTCGTCCGTAAAGGCCGCCCAGAAGTTCATTGAAAAGTGAAGTGTTCGTTGTTTCCCGCCAATATTTAGCGAGTAATAACCTCTTTTTTTATTTACCATTTTCCCTTTA